AAAATTTCATCCGTACTCGGCAACAGAGGAAACGCTGTTTGTGAGCTTGTCACGACAACAGCATTGTTTGTAGCTTCTGCTGACGTACTTCCATAGCCTAAAAACACCGTTATTGTGCCTGTATTGATGACACGGTACTGGTTGCCGCCAAGTGTTGTAGAAACGCATTGAACAGGCGTAGGAGCTGCTACGTTAGCCGTAAACGTAATAGTGTTTCCCGTTTTTGTGAACGCATTAAGTCCCACTTATTACCTCCCATGCTTGATTGGATTCGTTCCAGTTATATATTTGATTGTCGTTTGGCATATCAACTGGAGCTTGCCAAACAAAATTAGCGTTTAACGTCCAACTTTGAAATGGCTGCGGAGGCACAAACGCATCTATATCTTCGCGGTAGATATAACCTATACCAGCATAATTGCCGCGAAACGGAACGCCGCCATTAGCGTGAACATTACCTCTAGTATTGTAACTAGTACGCTTGCATACTTGACCTCGAAAATCCCCATACCAAACTTCCCAATCAATGCCGCCCTCATCTTCATGGTTTCCTGTTATTACTTCTGTAACTACATTATTACTATCTAAAAATGCGTAATGAGCCATATCAATCACCATGAAATGCTGCCAGTACCAGCAGTAAACGTATAAATAGTATTGCCACCTGATGTAGTTTTTGTATAAGTTAAACCAGCACCAATAGAAGCTAAATCAGCATTTGTGGATGGATAACTAATAATAACAATGCCAGAACCGCCAGCTACACCATTTCTAGCAGCATTTGCGCCACCACCTGGACCGCCACCACCGCCGCCAGTATTAGTTCCTCCGGGAGTTCCATCAGCATTTGTTGCGCCGCCAGCACCGCCACCACCAGAGCCACCACTACCACCACTACTAGAATTACCACCACCACCGCCACCGCCAGCGTAAGTGCCACCTCCTAATGCAGATGAGGCTGTTGTGCCATTTCCACCATTTGCCCCAGAGCCAGATGAAGAATCAGTTCCAGCGCCTCCAGCTCCACCGCCACCAGCACCAGAATCTGATGCTCCACCATTACCACCAGCATTTCCTTGACCTGATGTACCTGTTCCTCCAACGCCATTTCTAGTAGCACCGCCACCAGAACCGCCACTTAGACCATCCCACGGAACACCCGGACCAAGACCTCCAACACCAGCACCACCACCACCGCCACCAGTAGAAGTAATCGTTGAAAAAACTGACTGGCTTCCGTTACCTCCTTGAGATGAAGAACCACCACCAGCACCTGAGCCGCCAACAGTTACCGTATATGAAGTTCCACTAGCTACAGAAAATCCTGATGCAGTTCTATATCCACCAGCTCCACCACCAGCACCAGCCTTGTCATTATTAGCGTGACCACCAGAACCACCGCCGCCAGCAACGACCAAGTATTCAACAGCAGTAGGGGCAATTAATCCACCAGCCATTGCTTGCATCAATTTAGTATAAGCAAACATATTTACCTCTTACGGTGTGTAGCCTTGAGCAATTGAACCGTACCAGTTTGTGCCGTCACTGATAAAAGTCAAAATATCCATTTTTCCGGCTGTAGCAGTAATGGTTGGCGCACCAGCAGCACCCCATTTAACGCCAGTAAATGTCGCAGAACCGTTACCAGTAGATGCCGCTTGCTTTAGCAAAAGAACAAATGATTTTCCAGCCGTAGCTGTTGGCATCGTAAATGTGCAAGCAGTAGAAGCTGTCAGAGTAGCTGTCTGGACTGTGCCGTTAGTCAGCGCAAGCGTATTTGTACTTGTAACAGTGCCTATAGCAACTACACTTTCCGTGTAATTGGTATAAGTACCATTAGTCATGGTTGCATTTGTAACACTACCACTAGTAATAGTGACGTTTGGAAACGTCATATTATTTAACGTAGTAACGGTATTACCAAGCTGAACAGCCGTGTTACCAAGCGTGATAGCTGTAGCAAAGTTCGTATCAAGCTGAGATAACGGTATTGAAGTAGTTGCGTTTGCAAAAGTATTTGGGACAGCCATTTTAGAACCTCACTCTCAATTCATGTTCATATTCAAAACCGTTGTACACAACGCCGGGATTGGTTGATGTCACGGTCATACCCAAGTATTTGCCATATTGCTTGGCATCTGTTTTGTACAACGTGTAGCCTGTAGAACCAGTAGTCCAATTAATTACTGTTGAACTATTGTTAGTCCACGGAATAATGCTAGAAAAATTATTTATCCAATTTACTGTTTGGCCCAAATCCACAACAGGACTAGAGCCAGTTTCCGAATCAACTGAAACGCTAATAAATGAAGAATTGGTTAGCGTTGCCTCAATTCCAACTTTTAAAGCCTGTTTAGTCCTAATTGGGTCTTTCATCGGATTTAAAGACGTTTGCACGTAACTATTAATACTTGCAGTTGTGTTTGCATACATCTTTATGCACGAATTTCCGTCTGTTCCATACAACGTAATTTTTCCACCTACCGGCACAGAAGTAACAAACTTTAAATTGTTACCTGCGCTAGTAAAAAACCATTTCTTCTCAAAGAAAATAGCTTGTATGTATCTTGTGCTACTTGATGTTCCTAAACCACCTGTATACCTAAAATTAAATGCAGCACACAAAATGTTGTTTAGAAGAACCTGACCACCGCTAACATTTCCAGTTATAAAATCCACGTTAGGAAATATACCGTCTAACGAGTCCGATATTTTAGATGTTGTTGAGCCTACTAGCGCATAAACACCGTAGTCATTCATAAACAACACAGAACGAAAATACGGGAAAATAGCATACGCTAGCTTTGTGCCTACGGACGCGCTGACGTTAGTATTTGTAAACAATGTCGCGCCAGTTGACGTTACTCGAACATCAGAAAACACGTTAATGCTATCGTCACCAAAAATATACAAAAAGTTATTAGCCGACAATAGCTGAATAATGTTTCCATGTAATGTAGCATCAGTAAGAACTACCGTACCAGCCGACACCGTTACAAAGTCACTGTATGAGCCAGCGGCTGAGTAATAAACAGTTCTTCCGCTAGAAATCCAAACCCGTCCAGAAAACGACTGAATACCTGAATTGGTTTCGCTATTAATAATAGCTTTAGCCGTTGCATTACTTCCACCGCCGCCGGAAAAAGTGACTGTAATATTTGATGAGTTGGTATATCCAGACCCTACATTAGTCATAATTACTTGCGTCACAATGTTTCCGCTAGTAATAGCTTGACCTGCTGCATTAGTACCGCCGCCACCTGAAATAGCTACATTAGGATTAGACGTATATCCTGTTCCACCGCTTGTCACAAAAACAGATACAGTGTTTTGAACAAATGTTGTAATAGACGCTACCGCATTAGCTCCTGAACCAGCGCCACCATTAAATGTTATTGTTGGGGAAGACGTATATCCAGAACCAGCCTCTAATAAAAAAATAGAAGAAACAGCATTAGCAGAAATAGTAGCAGCAGCAGTTGCCTGTATTCCTCCCGTTTGATTTGGAGCAGAAATAATTACAGCAGGAGCAGACGTATATCCTGACCCTCCGCTAACAATACCAATAGAACCAACAGAACCAATAGAAACTAAGTTAGTTCCATCCCACGTAAAATATCCTTTAGCCGGGTCACTAATTAAAACACGTTCGTTTTTCCATTGGCTAATGTTCATGCCGCTAGTAGAGAACGTGCCAGCAGATGCTAGCGTTCCTTTGGTATTGGTTGTCAGATTGACGTACTCGCAACTACCGTTATTTTCAAACGCTATCAAATAATCATCTAAGCCAATGTTTGCTGAGAAGAAATTAACAACCGTATTTGAAAACGTAATGCTGCCCACATTGTCAAAAGTAGGCGTAATTTTTAAGTTGGCGTATCCCACTGGCATGGCGTTCTCAAGCCAAAAAAACTCATCGTCACCAATAGCCGTGCGGTTAGCTTTCGTGTTTATTCCACGAAAGTTTTTAACGACTTCATACGATTTCTTTTGTTCTGCGGCAGCCATGACCTAGTACGCTCTAGAGTAAGGGTCAGGCAGTCTCCGGGTGTAAATGGACGCCTGAACCGCTTGAATTTGTTGCTTGTACTGACCTAAATAAATCTCAGCCTCGCCAAACGACTGTTCATAATATTTAGCAAGGTAAGCAGCATAAAACTTAACTGTAGAAGAAAACGGTTCGTTAATATTATCCGCATCAGACAGATTCACTAAATCTGTTGGCAAGAGAACCGTATCTAAATCAATTACGTAAGCTATGTCAGGAACGGGTCCAATATAGATTTGAGATTGCCCATAAATGCTGTAAGCAACCGGTGTCCCGATACGGTTTTGCCAGTAACGCAGTTGTGCGTTAAAGTCAGTCCAAGGCATATACCGCAACGGTATTCTGGAATTTCCCCAATAGAGGTTAATGTTGATGACGTCCAGAGTCAAAACTCCAGACGGCAAACAGGAATAATTAATTAATTCTGAGGGACCGGCGTACTGAACTGTAGCCGTGCCGCTGGTAAACGGTGTACTTGGCGGGTAAATGTCGGTTGACGATGGATAATTAGGGTTGTTCCCCAAAACACCGCCGACAGTTACCGCATAAATATAGATATTGGAAAATACATAATCACCCGCACTTACAGTTAAGCCGGATGACCAAATAACAGGGTTTCTTCCACCAGCCACCGGGGTACAAGGTACTTGACTTGTTTGGACCGTGCGGAGACACCCTGTATCACGAACAACACGCGCTCTCGCACCATTGATGTAGTCAGTTAGCTGACTGTTGGTGTAAAAGTTTGCGTTTGCATCGTGCAACAGGTATCTGACAGCAGTAATGTAGCTTTGCAGTGTCTGCGCCATTTACGGTCCATATTAAGCTGCTATATTGACTTTTCCCCCTGCCTCTTTAGAAGGCAAGGGTACTCTTTCAACCACCGGGGATAACGAGTGGACTTTTTTTGGCGGCTGGTCTGTAATTAGAATTTTCTCAAGGATTTTTAATCCAGAGGGAATATCTGCCTTAGTCTGAATCATAGCCAACCGCGCCATATACGGTTCTTTATCAGGGTCACCATGCCCGAATATGTGACAAACAGCCTCCAGCGGCACCTCTACACTTTCGCCTACTGGAAACGTATAGGAGATGTAGTTGTAGCTGAAGGTTATGGGTTTTTCCCATTTGTTTGTCACATAGACGGTTTGCATAGTTAGAAGCTCACAACATCGCCATAAACCCGAATATCAACGGTATTGTCATTGCCGCTGACAGTATTTATGTTGACAAACAAGGCTTGGCTGTTAAAACCAGAAACAAGGACATTACCACCAGTTATAGCAATATCTTGAAAAGTTACTACGCCACTAATGCTAGATAGCACTGTGTTTGCAGTAACTAGATTTGCTCCATCGGAGGTAGACGAAATAGAAATATTTGCAGAAGCTACACTACCTGACGGGTTACATACCGTAATTCTACGGATGATTACGTCGCCAGACGTAGTTGTCGAATTTCCTTTTGTCAGACCACCGCCAAGAAAAGGAAGGGCAACAATAGCATTGCCCGACGTATTTAACTTGGTTGCTGTAATAGTGGCAATACGCCCCTGACCAAATGAGTCAAGATATAGTTGACCGACAGAATCAGAGTTAGCCATTTTGCCCCCTTACGATGCAAACGTGCTACTAACAGCTTGACCGCCATTAGTCGCCAACAAGGTAACGGTTTCTGTTCCAGTTGATTTAGCAAATACATTAACGCCGTCAGAAATAATAACGCCGCCTGTGTTTGCTGCCATCAATGTTGCATTTGCCGTACCGTTGAAAGCCAAAATAGATGTATTTGCTGTTGGGAACATCAAATAAACACCGGCTGGAATAACTGTGCCATTACCTGTGCTAACTGCGCTAATAGTAGTGGTCAGAAAATAGGCACCAGCGGTGTTGGTTGCTGCGCCCGAAAGGATGATTTTATTGGTACTTAGTGACATGGTTAGCTCCTTATATGCTGAGAGAGTTGTAACCCGACACCACTGACATCGACTTAGGCTTAGTTGAAACCAACTCAGCAATCATCAATACAGCACCAACATAACCAATCTGCCAGTTAGGTAAAGTCGATTCAAATCCAGTAAATACGAACGAACCTTGCTCATGGATATAAAGCGACAGGTAGTTGGTGTTCAGGAAGTAAACCGTACCTTCTGGACAGTAGGGGTCAGGATAAATAGGTACGCCAGCAACCATCAAAGCACGGAAAGCTGCTTGTGGGCCGTTGGAGTCGCTGTCAAAGCCGGAACCCGGAGTAATGACATATTGCTCTTGACCAACAAAGTCTTGAGCCAACAGAGTCCATGTACCAAAACCGCAAACACCAAATGAAGGCACTTCAGCACCGTTTTTAACAGTACCAGAAATGTATTGCAGGATGTTTTGACGAGTTGGGTTTACGTTACCTGCTGAGTACGACTTTGACTGCCACCAGCTATACGCCGAACGGCTAATATTGCCGTAAGTGCCGGAAGCCGAAACAGCCGCTGGCAAGCCAGTAAACTGTTGCGTGTTAGATGTGTTGGTGTACAAGGCAGTTGCCATTGCATCCATCATCACGTTAGTCGCATCGTTCATACGAGCTTCAATCAATGGAATGATTGCAGCGTCTTGCTGAACTGCACCTTCCATACCGAGGAACGGTACTGGAGCAATCATCAGCTTCAGGTCGAATTCAGCGTTGAAAGCACCTTGCTGGACTGATGGCTGGTTAAACGAACCAGAGTAATCAGACCATTGTGCGTTCACAAACTGTGCGCCTTGAACGGGAACGGTTACGGAAGAAACACCACCGGAAGCCTGTTGCGAGTTAGCAATCAGAGCCGCCATTAGCGGAGTCGAATTATATAGTTGAACTACCAGCTTCGGAATGAACGCACGCCGTGTGACGTAAGTCAACTCGGTATATTGCGTACTACCTGTTGCTGGAATGATACCGCCACCAATAGGCATGGTTATCTCCTAAAAAACTTTATCCCCTACTAAATTAAAATCCAATAGGGCGTCTGTTTTGACGCAACTCTTGGAGTGCTTTTGATGCTTCGTCTCTAGCTGCACCGACAGGGTTCTTATAGTATTTACCTAGGTCGAACTTACTAACGGCTGACGGGTTGTAACCTGTTGGCGTTGGTGTAGCGGATTGTTTCATCCACTGCCAGTATTCCGCTGCCGATTCGTGGTTAGTTATGCCTTTTTCCAGCATAATTTTCTCCACTTCGTGAATATCGTCTTCGCTTTGCACAAAACCTTTTTTCATCAGCTTGTTACGGCGTGATTCAAGGTCACGTACAGCGTCTTGCTCTCTGTCTTTTGCATCACGCTCCATAAGCCGCTGTTCTAGCTTATCAACGTATGATTTAGTGTTATTTTCAATATCCAGTTCAGGAATGACTAAATCTGGTTTGATTTGTTTTGTCAAACGCAGAACATCTTTTCTGGTTGCCGGATTATCGGAAAGTTCACGCATTAACAACGCTAATTGGTCGCGCTGTTCAAAAGACATATCTTCAAGACTCATTTTTATCCCCTAACAAAGTTAGATTACTTTTTTACCGTCACCGGGTTTTTGAACACCCATCTTATTTTTGCTACCAATTTTGCCAGCAGCATTAAGACCGCCAAATGGTTCATAGCGGGGAGGGTTCGTTACAACACCGTTTTGCTGGTTGTTGTCGGTAGGACGGCGAGGGCTATTGGCACCTCTTGGTTTAAACAGGTCCATAATAATTCCTTACATTGGAGTGGGTTGGGGTGAAGCACCGCCACCACCAGCACCGGGCATACTCATCGGAGAAGGTGCTGCTCCGGGCATTGGCGGGAGGTTCGGGACCATAGGAGCTTGCGACATTGCACGGCCTTCAGGTGTTGCGCCACCGGCTTGCGGCAAGTTCTGTAGCATCTGGATAATCTCAGATTGCTGGAGTTCGTTTGTTTTTTGTTTGCGAGGGCCAATCAAACCACTCAACGCACGAATAGCGTTTAATGCTTTTTGGCCTTCAACGGATTCACTGCCTAAACTTGGCAAGGCTTGTTCAATCAAATCCATTGCCATTGAAATGTTGACTAGCGCACCTTCACGATTTCCCATCTTGGGTTCTGGTGTCGACATCGGTGCCGACATAGGAGCCGTAGACGGGTCAGACATTGCGGTGGTGTCAGGAGGCGGGGCTTCAGCAGGGTTGCCTTGCTGCTTGCCAATCAATTCCATTAACTTATCGGGTGGTACGCTCATAAATAACCTCTATCGTCGAACTAGACGCGATTAGACCAGACTATCAGCAAATGTCAAGTGGGGGAGTATTTCCCCTCCCCCTTGGGATTAATCCACAAGGGACTAATTACTTGCGACCTTTACGGCCTTTACGTTTCATGCGTGCCATGGTGTTCTCCAATAAGCAGCGGCCAACTTAAAAGAGGAAGTCAGCCATACCTCATCCCTTGCGGGAATTAACGACGGGTCTTACGACCACGCTTCATTTTTTTGTACATGATGTACTCCTATCGTTCACCCATACGGCCCGTCTTTCTTGCTTGACGGGGATTAAAAGACTTTATGCCCGACACCCGATACTGCATAGATGGCGCAGCCTCGGTCCTTTTCAATTCGCCGGTCTGTACTCTCGGCTGGTCTGCTTTTGGCGAGTAATCAGGTTTAGTTGCCATTATCCCTCCACTGCTTTCAAATCAGGTTTACCTTCAGGCTTTGCTTGAGGTTGTTGCGCTTGCATCTTCTCGCGCTTTTTCAATTTATCTATTAACAATTGTTTCATTGGCGGTTCAAGCAAGTCAAGTAAAGATTCCTTGTCGATAGCCTGTGCTTTAAACAGATTGAACGCCAACTGACGCATATCTTCGGTAAATATTGGGCTGTTGGAGTGAGCGTCCACTTTCACGACAAAATCTTTGGTGAATTGTTCAGCAATAAACTTATTGCCTTCTTCATCCATAAAATGCGTATTGTCGTAGGCTTGCATCAACTTCAAGTAGAGCGTTGCTACTTTTTCTAAGCTGTCTTCAACGATTAGGGCACGTTTCTTTGCGCGAGAACTTCCAAGACGGGCCAACTGAGAAGCATGACCAGCGGAGCGTACACCTTGCTCACCACGACCAGACAGAACACTTGATATTCCAGATGCTTCTGCAAACATTGCGTCAATTTCATGGATGACCTCAAATAATGTTGCTGGCATCTCAGGTGCAATTGAATCCACCTTCGCATTAGGCATATCGCTTGAGACAAACGAACCCGGACGGTCAAACGCAAAGGCTTTTTCATCTGTTATGCCCATAAAGCCAGAGAAGACTTTGGGAGGAGAGACTTGCTTAGACAACAGTTCTAAAATCTCTGTCATACGATTGTTTCGTATGGCTTGCAGCAAATTCAGACGAGCAACTTCACTCTGACCCCAAAAATAATCAAACTGCGGATTAGGGCAAATTTGAATAAACGGCAGTTCGCCTTTTAAGAATACTGAGGCACCCGGACGGTCATAGATGAAGATGTCAGGGTCAGCCATCGTGACCACTTGGTAATCTTGTGTCTCATCATTCCACACCCACAACTCATACATCTTCACGGTGTCTTCAGCAACACGGGCTTTGTAGCGGTTGGTTCCGGTCAAGTCTAGGTTGACGTTACCGTAGATGGTGGGGTTCGACTGAGAGAGAATAATGCGGTCAAGACCTTCTGGCATATCCTCAGTTTTGGTATTCATGGATGTCTGAATACGTTTGACGATGCTTTCCCTTTTCGGGTGGCTATACAATCGATTGTATAAATCGGATTTCGTAATGTAATAGGTTTGGACTATTGCTTCTTGTCTGTCTGCGTAGGTTACGTCTTCACGCAAGACACCCATTGAACTTGGTTCCACCATGTAGGGGTGGATACCATTGTTGACCACTAGCTTGATGAAGGTGGAATTAAAGACTAACGCCCACGTCAAAGCAGAGGAGAATACTTGGTCAGCATTAGAGTTTAGCCACTCATCATTTAGAGCTAGGGTCAACCTTGGAATCTTAATGTGTTCTTGACCGGGCACTGCTGCCCCGACATTGATAGAGAAGCGTGTAGTTTCTGCTGAATAGAGAAACGACGTTAGCTGGTCAATGTGGGGATAAATCTTGTTGAATAAGGCGGGATTTTCATTGGCACCAGCACCGAACAAAAACCAAGAGCGCAGGGAGGCGTAATCACCTTTGCGCTCTGCCAAAGACACCATGCACTTTTCGATTAAGTCGCGGTAGAAGAACTCACGCTCTAGGTCTTTAGTTGGTATCCGCATTTAGGACTTCACTTGAAGGTTTTCATGGTCAGCTATATAACTCGCCGCCTTGGGTCCTGTCAAGTTTCCGGCGTCTCTTGGGTTCATACCAACCGATTCTCCCATAACTGAGCGTACAGCACCGCCTTTTATTACATTTCCCAAGCTATAACGGTTATCCCCGCCCCAAATGGCGGCATCACCCGGCCTTGGCTCTCTTGGACGCTGAGAAGCGATAGCTGCTTCCTTCTCAAGCTGCTTTTTGGACGTTTTGTTCTTTCTAGTAAAGAAACCGGACTGATTCTCCCCTTCGCGGGTGGATTTTATGTTTGTCATGTCAAAATCCATCGCTAACTGCTTAATTGTCTTGTCGTTCTTCTTTGTGCCGTCTGAAACCAACCCAACAGGCTGCAAATAAACAATTGCGACCTCATCAACGCAATCTTTCATAGGGCATTGAGCTTTTCTGCTCTCAAAGTACCCGTGCCTTGGACATTTGTAGTCATGTAGAACTGCCATTGTTATCCCCTTCAAATAATGGTGGTTGCGAATAATCGTCTATATTCCTCATACCCAATCTAATCCCTATCTTCCCATTAATCATTTGTAGGCCAGTAGTGGGTAGTATTCTCGGTTTAGCTTCTCTGCGGTATTCAATATATTTGCTGCGGTTACGCAATTGCATAATGGCTACCTCGCCGCGCTGCCATGCTTTGTAGCCTTTATCGACTCTGCGCTGGATATATTCGGTCAATGGTTCAGAACGATACCAAAAGACGTCTAACAGGTGTGCCTTGTTGACCCCACACAAGTCGGCAAAAAGTTTCATGGAGATGCCACGTTCCTTATCCCGAATGAACCGACGCATCTGCGTCATTAGTTCTTTCTTGGTTAAAACGTTAGTTTCCATAGACGCCGATAGCCTTCAAGTAATTGGACACACCCTTGCCGACAGAGAGTTGTTCTGGTGTCTTTTGTTCTAGCTCTCTGGAAACCTTACGGCTCAACTTGCGCTGAATAAGCTGCGGCTGGACTTGTTCTGAAAAAGCAGCGCACGCCAAGGCCATTGCCATTACTCGGTCATCCTTATTGCGACCAGAGGCTTCGATAGATGCCCCGTCCCGAATGATGGTCTTCATTTCCTCGATAGTGTCCACCGAATAGACGTCTAACATTTGACGCTCAAACAAGTCTTTGGTGTAACTCATCATTCGCTCTTTAGTTGCCGCCGTTGTTAGCCAGCCTAATGAGTTAGAAATACCGCCCATTGTGTCATTACGCCGCCAGATGTAGTTTGACATGGACCCGTAGACGTCCATCAGACTCTTGCCCATAGCGTTGCCCATGCTGGCAGCTTGACGTCGTAAGTTCTTAATCTCATTTAGAACAGCCTGTCCCGGCCCATTAACTTCAAGATTAAGCGTCGAGTTCTTGTAGGCTCCAGCAAGATGCGCGATAACCCATGCAAACTGGTACGTATTAAGTTCAGAGGTCGCAAACTCTGCCACCTGTTCCATTCCGTCAGAGTAACAACGGAAGACTTGAATGCAGAACCTATCAGCCCAATCAGAAGAACCATAAGCAGGGTCTGCACCGATAACGTAATAAGCCGTGTCAATGGGGTCCTCCCAAACCTTTAATGTTGACAGACGCTCAGTGGACTTCAACACTTCCGTGTCTTGAAAGTTCACACCCATCGCATAACGGTAATGGTCGCAGTCAATCTTCTTAGCAATCTTCATGGCGTCAGTACACCGCGAGTTGGAGAAGAAGCTAGTACCCGTCATGACGAACGCATAGTCTTCGGTCGGCGGGAACTCTTGATACATCAAGGAATCATCCTTAATGCCTTCCAACATTTTCCAGCGCCACCACGCCATCTGGCGCGAATTAATTTCAAAGTTGTAGAGCTTCTTAATATCTCGCGTCCACTCTTTTTCTTCGGGAGTTAGTTTGCCGTCCCAATAGACTTTGTAGACGTCAGTCTCTGGAGCGGCAGAATAAAACTCATTGCGCCACCAGCCGCAGAATATTGCTTTCTGAGTTCTCGCTCTCTTAGCTGTCACGTACATATCGTGGAACATATTAAATCCGCGAGCAGTGGACTCGAATATGTAGAGGCGTTTAGGATTAGTTTCTGCAAGCGAGGCCAGCAAGGATGCTAGTCCTTCTTCATCGCCCCACGAAGACGTCTCTGTGCCGTGAAGGAATGTGATGCCCTTGCCACGACCAAGGCTTCCTTTCGCCCTAAGCCCAGCGACTTGATAAAAGATACGGCTGCGGTTCTTGAGGGCCAGCGAGTTTCGATTATGTGCAAGTATGGGTATTTTGAACTCTTTAGGTAAACCATCCATGTAACTGCCGAGCGTTCCTCGGAACATATCTCGGTTTTCTTCGGTGTCTGTGACAAGTGTTCCATTTAACCCCGCATTGATGTAGTGCCAGTAAAGGTCTAAGGCTAGGCTGATAGTCGTAATACCTAACTGACGGCCTTTTAAAATAACAAAAAAATGGACACCGCTTTCTAAGCCAGAAGAAATCTCATCCATAACGTATGTCTGAGTTCCTAGAAGGTTATCCATCTTCCGTAAGCCCTGCTCTTTGGTTTCAATCTTTAACTCAGAGCAGAAGGCATAAAACTGTTTAAGATTAAATTTCATTGGTTACCCAAGGCAATTGTCCGTTGTATTTGTCCATTAGGAATTGATTGCCGTATTCTAAAAACTCTTTGGTTACTGAGCCGGGATTGCCGCCAAGACGAAAGCACATAGTGTGCTGCTTACTTCCCTTAAACTTGGGGTACAGTTGTCGTGCGTTTTGATAAAAGATTCTATCGGTTCCCCACTCCTTAAAGTTATAGATGTTGGCTAAGTTTCTATAACACTCTGTCTTCATCGCAACTGAGCCTGTCTCAGCAAAATGATGGCCTTCCATATTCCACGTCCAATGCTCCTCGCCTAACGACTCACACAAGTCATCAAACAAATAGTTTTCATCCTTGTCGTAAACAGAACGAAAGCTATATGCCCAATCATTGCCGTCTTTAATAATGTTCACAAGGCTTTCAACATGGTTAGGCTTGTACCAATCATCGTCAGCTAAGACCATCACAATGTCTTCAGTTACTAAGCTAGTGCAAGCAGCGATTAAGTGATTGCCGTTATTGCCTGTACGTCTGTCCCAATAAGACACAAAGCGTTTGTCAGAACGGTGCGTCTTAGCTAACTCAAGGTATGTATCAAAACTAACTATGCCATCAGTGAATAGGTAATGAGAACACGGGTACGTCTGCTCATTTATACTTTGTATGGTTTTCTTTAACTCTTTTCGGTTTGACGTTATTGTTACTACTGCTACTGATGGATTTTGCAATTCTATCCCCTTCAAAGTTGGCTAAGTTCCAGTTCGCAATACGGTATCTTGCTTCTGGATTCTTGGCTACACGCAATAGCTCATTGACTAGTTCCGGGCTATATTGATTTTTCCAAGACTGTAGCAATTCTTTCTTTTCGTCTGGACTGTAAGCACGGTTAGCCTTGACCATCTCATTTTTCAAGATGGTTCGAGAAAGCAGAAGTTCTTCTGCGTACTTATCAGTTGATGGTACTGAGGCGTTCAAGGGCATCCTTTAATCGTGCAGCCTCATCGTTAGCATCCCGCAACAACTTAGCTGACTCGGTATGCACCCGCATCAATTCATGGAACAGCTCGGCATGGCTCATCGTGTAGACCTTCTCCATGTAGGCTTTCTTAACATCCTCCATCGCTAGAGGCATTAAGTTGTTTATTGCTTCAGTCATCGTTACTCTCCGGTGTTTTCATATAGGCTATCAGCTCATGGCAAGCACGACGAACCCTTGGGTCTTCCTCATACCGCAATACGTCTGTAAGCCGCCAGAGAATGTATTGGTCAAAGAATGTATCGACCGTCATGTCAACATTAAACTTCAATACACCAGAATCTTCTTCTCTTGGTACTTCTAATTCGTCATCCACCGTTTTTCTCCCAACACTCTATTTCCACCGCCTGTATTAATTCCATAACAGTCCAGCTTTTTGAGCTTAGAACAAAATGTAATTTTGCTTTATCAGATAAAGGTACCCACTCTTTCTTTGTTTCATGTGAAATGCTCATCATCTCTAACGAATACTTCAAATGATGCAATCTAGCCTCTAACTCTTTGAGCTTGTGTATTGCATCAAATGTATTATCTACGATGCCCTTTATGTCGTTACGCTCCGTAGACGCCTCTATGCAGTTCTCCATACCCTCACCCCCTCAACTTCTTTCCTCGCTATGAACTGCATCCCTAACCGCTTGGATGCCCTGTAATTGGCATTACACACCACCTGCAACTTGCCAGCATCGACAAAGAAGCTGTCCCCAATATCCATCTCCTTGTAGGGATACCGCTTCTTGCCCTCCGGCAACGGCACTGACTTCTCTACTTCTAAGTTAATCATATCTATCCCTCATAACCAATATACACACTATAGACGAAAAAAAACCCACCTACAAGAGATGGGCAAAATGACTACACCCAAGCGATAGAGCGTAGCCAACACAGAAGGAGAATCATGACGATTCAAAATAAAGAATATCAGAACCACAGAAAAACACATATTTTTTTTGGGGGGAAAGATGAATGGAGCACTCACTCCAAGCCCCCTGAGGCCAATCGAAAAGCCATCGTGCAGCGTGTCATCAGCTTAGAGTTACCTGCCCATGCCCAGAGTCCAGAACCTGCCATTGCAAGCCGGTAGGATGCCATCTGTAAGCAGTCTAATCAGGTTAGTTGCTGCCCCATGTGCCCCTTCTGAATTGTTAAATCTAAGAGGGGTGAGAGTTAACAATCTCCCAGCATATCCGCTTAAATAATAGGCATGCTTAATATATATCACTTACAGTATTTGTATACTATGTATGTAATACATACATATATACATATATATATGTATATAGTTACTATGATATTTTTATACTATCTTTTATAAATACAAAGGCTATCTTTTAAATATAAATATATACAAAGCAGTTCACATAACCCCTATCGTCTATATAATAGGTACTAGCAACACTTGATTAAACCAATTCCTAAGGTGAAAACAATGGCTAAAACATACGAATTTATCGTGTTAGCAAACAAGTCTGAAAAGCGTGGAAACATGGTCTTTACAGAACCAATGCAAACAATTTACCGTGAAAACTTTAACGGTACGCTTGATGACTTAGCAGGGCAAGTGCAGGCAATCAAACAAAAGCTAATCCAAGAAAACCAATTTGAAGCAAATAAAGGGTTTTCGGTTACCTTTTTTCTTACTGGCAATCAACGTAAACCTGCAGGCTATGACTCAAAACGTCATCACATTGCTACTAATTACATTGCATAAGGGGGACACTATGACTAAGACCGAATTCGCTGCACTTTGCTTGAAATTGCTTATTGACCCTTACGTTGCCTTAGAAAATGAAAATCTAGTTGAGGCTTTACAAAATCGGGATGATAGAAAAGCAATTGAGATACTTACCAACGAATTCTGATTAAACCGCTTGCCAGTGCGTAACTGGCTATTCCTAACCTTTCCTAACAAGGGGCTTACCATGATTGCAATTCACACTAAATGCTTGCCAGTTACTAACACTCGCGGCACTCGTATTAAGGCATTCACTGCCAGCGGTTTTGAAGCGGTTATCGCTTATCCATACGCCGAATCATACGAACAAGCACACTTTCAAGCTGTCAAAGCACTTGTAGAAAAGCACAAACTAGATTGGAATCTGGACAACATGCGGTTTGGTGATTCTGCCGACGGCAAGGGTTATGTGTTCTGTTTTGACCATTCGAGGGTTTAAATCATGCCTAAATCATTTGCTGAATTATTAATGGGTTTAATCGGTTTTCTAGTCTTTTGGGGTTTTCTTATTCTTTTGCTTTCTTTCTAATTGGGGGTTTTATGATTGCATTTCACGCTGATGGTAAAAATTGTGTAAAGGCCTATTTACATGGCACAACTGACTGGCAACTTATCGACGATAAAGGCAATGAACGCTGGTTTAGTGTTTGGTCTAATGACGTTAAAGGGTCGTTGCAATACGCCTTCATTAGCTTTTTAGGCAGGGACGTTAAAAAGAATGAGATTGCAGGTATGGCAGACAAAATGCCAATCTGAGACGTTTTCTCTACTTAGGGTTGTCTTACTATTGGCAACCCTATTTAATCGCCCTACGGGCTTTCCTAATCGTTTTTAAAGGGGTTTATTATGAATGAATCATTAAAAGATGCACTGGCAACTATTCTCACTGACATTATGCACAATCATGAATCAGATTTTGAGATGGTGTTAAATGAGTACGGCGTCGAATCAGTTGAAGCGAATAACCATATTTACAATTTAGCACGTGTTTTATGGTGCGAATTTGAACTTGACTTATCGGAGGCTTAATAATGGGAAAAGTTAAACAATCACTAATTATTGAACAAGAAAATATGGACTTGGATTACAGGCCTTTTAAGCCTGTCGAGCGTCTATCCGATGTCGAAGTATCAGCGGCCTATTTAAAACCCGCTACGGGCCTATTAGACGGTCGAGAATGGACACCCAGTAGCCAAACTGATGTAACTAAGACTTGGCGACGATTCGGCTGGCGTCCGTTGGCTGAAATCAAGGCTGAAGCGGAGGCTAAAAAATGACACGCGACGACATTATCCGCATGGCTCGGGAGGCTGGCATACCAGAAACGGCTACCGAAGGGGTGTTCATTGCAAATTCAGACGACCTTGGGCGACTGATAGCAGCAGAGCGCGAAGCGTGTGCTGAGATTGCGTTCAATTCCAAAACATACATTGAAGCAGCAAACGCTATACGCGCAAGGGGGCAGTCATGAGTCTACGTTGCTATCGATGCAGCATCAAATTAAAACTAGGTGAGATTTACTACAGTGATGCACCTAACATTATTTACCATTGGAAATGCTACGTAGCAGATATAAAAGAACTTTTCAGGGTCAAATAATGCTTACAGCTATTTTCACATTATTAATATCGGGGATATTTATGGGCATGGGCGTTATGTTGCTGACAATTGTTGCATGGCTTCTGTGGACTTTTTTAACGCCACCTGATTGACATTTGCCCCCCGCGCAGGTAACTTCGGGTTGTCTTTGTAACGGCATTGACAAAACCTAAAGCCCTTTAGCTTTGGTTCTCTACCTTTTTAGGAGCGTGCCGTTACACGTATGAGAGCCAAAACTTGAGGGCTTTTTTGCGTCTAGACCGTACCCCGCACGATAGCAAGCACCTAAACGTGGTGGCGCGGGAGAAAAGCGTAGCCGGTATGCTGAAGTTAGCTAGGGGGCAGTTCCCGAATAATCCGGTCGGCTGGTCGAATCGTCAAGCCGAGGGGCGTACGGTATCCAATCCGTAGCATGACGATGCCCAAATGGGCGGTGAACCTTCTCTCTCTACCCTTTTCGGTTTGGGGTAGGGGGGTCTTTTGGTGAACGGGACTATAAACAATGAAATATCTAGTCAGAAAGACGCTAACAGGTAGCGCACATTATTGGAACGGTACTAATTCATTCTGCAAAATGTACGCAACTGGCGGTATGAAAAAGTCTAAATACATTGTTTCAACCCAAAAACACGGTTTGCCCATTTGTACCATGTGCAACAACAACATAAAGAAGGAGGATAACCACAAATATCTTGACATATAATCTATCTAATCTATATAGTAGTACCTGTATTTCCTAACCATCTAAAGGGGTAACTATGAAACTTTGCATTGACTGCAAGCATTACAAAGCACGTTCCTGTTTTCATCCATCCAACGGCATTGACCCAGTTGAGGGCGGCATTAAGTCAGAATTTTGCTCAATTATGCGTTTAGATTCTCGCGCATGTGCTGAAGGCATTCTGTTTGAAGCAATGGAGCCTGTCATCTATGACCTTGCTGCACTATTTCCAGACACACAATTTCCTAACATCAAGGGAGAAACCCAATGAGCATCCGAACCGAGAGCCTAGGCCAGATAAGCGTAGAAGACCTTACCCGACCTTTTGAGTCTTATGAAAAAGTAGAAGCCATGCTCCAAAAAAAAGAAGATGAACAATGGCATGAACAAAATTTACAGAAGTTGTTTAGTGAAAATATGCAGTTGCAAGACCAAGTAGCAATGTTGGAAGCAGAAGTAGATAAGCAGGACAAGATTATTAAATTATTCGCAGAATTACTATTCCTAACTTGTGGAGATAAATAATGGCTACAGAACAAACACCAAAGAAGGTCAGAGTCCGTCCTGCAAAAGTAAAGGATGAAGATATTGCCGCCTATAAAAGTCGCATTTCTTCTCTTGCTAGTAAATTGGAAGAATCAAATAGACATAAACGCTCATGGGAATCTAAATGTAATGAACTATGGGCAAAAAATGATGAAGCGCGTGTACTTATTGCAAAATTAGAGCTGGTAATTGAAGACCTTGATGAAAAAGTTAAACGTCATGATGATGAAATTAGAGATAAAGAAATAACTTACAAAAGATTAGTCAATATTTCTAAATCTCTTACTGAATCTCTTTATTATTCTTCAGAAGCATTAAACAACATAGCAGGAGGTTTTTAATATGGCTAACGCACAATCTGATTTTGCACCCGAAGTCCGTAATTCTGCTTGGTGGTCGGGCGACAGCCGTAAAGCAGCCAACGGTCGCGGTAATGAAGCTGTATTAGAGAAGCTAGGACTGAAAGAACGTCCAGACCTGTCTCAGGTTGAAGCTGTCCAGATGGGTCATGTTATGCAGCCATTAATCGGCAAACTAGCCCAAGACAAATTAAAGATTGAACTAAAGGACGCTGACTATGCGCTTACACATCCGAAAGAGCAATGGCTTAAATCACATTTCGATTTCATCTCTGCGGATGGTAAAACATTGGTTGAAGCAAAGAATTACAACGCGAATGTTCGCAACAAGTTTGATTCGGAAGCGAATATCATCCCGCCAGCTGATATGGCACAGCTTATTCACGAGGCAGCTTGCCACAATGTCGAGAGAATTTGCCTTGCCGTTCTCTTTGGAGGGCAGAACTTTGAAGTCTTCGAGTTTTCGATTACGGACGCACAGAAGGAATCTCTTATCAAAGATATGGCAAGGTTTTGGGCTGCCGTCTCAACCAAGACACCTCTTGAGCCGGAGACAACGGAACAAACGAAACTTGTATACGCGCAAGACAAGGGTACAAGCATTGTCGCCATCCAGCCTATTGAGAAAGCCGCTGAAGCACTCAAGTTTGTTAAGGAAGAAATCAAGCGGCTAGAGGAAAAAGAAGAACACCTGCTTACTGCTATCCAGAATCATATGCAATGGTCATCTGAGCTAGTATCTTTTGATGGAAAAGTTCTCGCTACGTGGAAAAACAGCAAAGGCAGCAAACGATTCGACGCTAAGTTATTCCAAGCCCAACACCCCGACATCTACGAAAAGTTTGTCGCGGAAACGGCAGGTTCTCGCCGCTTCTTACTCAAGTGAGGTGACTATGTACGCATTTCCTAGTGGACACAATCCTAAAACAGGTACGCAAGAAAGCGGTATGACCTTGCGTGATTACTTTGCTGCTGCTTTTCTTACAAATACATGGTGCGAAGGAAAAATTCCTGAAGATGCGGCAAAAGCTGCATACGCATACGCAGACGCATTGATGAAAGCGAGGGACGAATAATGACTGCATTAGTACCGTATCAAGATATGGAAAAAATGGCATCTGCTGTAGTAGATAGCGGATTGTTTGGAATTAAGAAAAAAGAGGAAGCACTTGCTTTGATGTTGATAGCGCAAGCAGAGGGTTCTCACCCTGCTATTGCAGCGCGTGATTATCACATCATTCAAGGAAGGCCAGCACTGAAAGCTGATGCTGTGCTTGCTCGTTTTCAAACTGCTGGCGGCAGCGTTAAATGGGAGGAATACACCGATGAAAGAGTCACTGGTAATTTTTCTCACCCCGCTGGTGGGACTGTTGCTGTCACTTGGACATACGCGATGGCTGAGAGAATCGGGCTTACTAGGAAAGACAACTGGAGAAACTATCCTAGAGCGATGCTTCGGTCTAGATGTATCTCGGAAGGTGTCAGAACGGTGTTCCCCGGTGTTGTATCCGGTGTCTATACCGACGAAGAAACGGAAGACTTTAAGCCCTTACCGAAAGCACCTACAGTCGCAGAGCCGAAAGACATGGGTCCCGCAGAAGTCATTATTGAGGAACAGGTAACGGAGTACCAGCTATTCTTGCCAGACGGTTCTGTGTACGCTAATTGCACCGATTGGAAAGACTACATTGAACGCTATGTAGACATGCTTGACGCTATTGAAGTATCTCCTAAGTTAGACAAAGAAATAAAAGCGAATAAGCGGAAAACTTGGGAAGCAGCTAACTCTGAGACGGTTAAACGCATGGATAACGTAACTAAAGCTCAATTTACGGCAGCTAAACAAGGCGTCGATACCTTTGCAAGTCTGGAGGACCCTATTGAGTAATTTCCGGCATGGACAGCCCCAAAGTCTAGGGGCATTTTTACCTAAAATTAAGGAACCAATAATGAGTGAAGCAAAAGAATACACAAAGTTTATTCCCCAAGAACTAAAGGGGCGTATTACGCACAACAAATACAAACAAAAGGATACTGACCCTGATTTAAAAGGCACCCTGTGTGTTAAAGGTCAGATAGTGAACTTCGGTATCTGGAAGAACAACGGTCCACATGGCGAATACTTTAACATCAAGGTAACTGACCCTGATTGGAAAGATAAGCAGAAGGACGCTCAGTATCCAAAAGAAGTCACGCCAAAGAATAAGATGGCTGGCGACATTCCTTGGTAATGCACGCATGGCTTGAGTTGCCGTTCCCGCCAAGTATGAATACGTACTGGCGAAGTTGGAGAGGGAGAACTGTTCTTTCAAAGAATGGACGGCAATTCAAAATAGCAGTGCAGGACTACATCATTGAAAAGAACATTCCTAAATTTGGGACTCGTAAATTGAAAATTACAATGATTTTGCGCCCTAGAGATAAAAGGAAAATTGACATCGACAACAGGATTAAAGCCGTCCTAGACAGCTTACAAGATGCTGGTGTTTTCGATGATGATTTTCAGGTAGACCACATTGAGATGATTCGCGGAGAACAAATCAAGGGTGGCCTTATTCGGGTGCTAATTGAAGAATTGCCAGACCCCCGCTATCTGGAAGGCGAGTCCCTCTGAGGACAGGTTAGGAACGGTACGGGGCATCGTTTCCAGTAGCCCCACTAATTCATAAGGGATAACAATGCAGACAAAGTTAGACATAACCAAAGAACGTATAGAAAGCAAGGTTGAAAAAATACCTGAAGCTGGATGCTGGATTTGGATGGGCGCAACGCAGGTTAGAGGTTACGGTGAGCTTATTTCGCATAACCGTAAACATCTTGCACACAGAGCGTCTTATGAGGTTTTTGTCGGACTAATACCAGAAGGTATGAATGTTTGTCATTCATGCGACAACGTGTACTGCGTCAATCCTGCTCATTTATTTCTCGGCACTCAAAAACAAAACCTTCAAGACATGGCAAGCAAAGGAAGAAGCACCAGAGGTCAACGCAATCCAATGGCAAAGTTAACAGAGGAAGAAGTCAAGGACATTAAATATTTTTTGTCCATAGGAATAAACGATTTTGATATAGCAAAGCAATATGAAGTTACACGAGGCGCAATCAATTTAATTAAACAAGGAAAGCGGTGGAATCATGTCTAATAAACATATCTTTGTGGCAAGCCCTATGTATGGTGGAATGTGCTTTGGCTTCTACACGCAGTCCTGCTTGCAGCTTCAAACACTATGCAAAGATGCTGGCATTAATCTGAGCTTTTCTTACCTGTTTAACGAATCCTTGATTCAACGGGCTAGAAACTTACTGGCTAGTCATTTTCTGAAGTCTGACGCTACACACATGATGTTTATTGATGCGGATATTCACTTTAATCCCAATGACATTATTCCTATGATGGAGTCCGACAAGGACATCATTTGCGGCATTTACCCAAAAAAAGAAATCAACTGGCAGACCGTTCGTAACGCTATTAATGCCGGTGTAACGGATGACCAGCTAAAACACCATACGGGGGCGTTTGTAGTCAATCTGGTGGATTACCAGACCGAGGTAACGGTGCCAATTAACCAGCCAGTAGAGATTTGGAACGGTGGCACGGGTTTTATGCTGATTAAGCGTCAAGTATTTGAAGATTTAATCGGAAATGTGCCGACATATCTCAATAATGTGTTGGATTTGAACAATCCGGGCAATGGAGAGACGATAAACGAGTTCTTTGCGACGCAAATTGAGCCAGAGTCTAATATCTTGCTTTCTGAGGACTACGACTTTTGCAAGAAAGCACGCAAAATCGGTAAAACAGTATGGGCAGCCCCTTGGGTAAGCCTTGCTCACGTTGGCACTTATGCTTTTGAGGGCAGATTGCTACAAACCCCATGATGAGGGACAAATACGCTCCCCATGTTGATTTTGGGGAGCTGTCAGGTCTGCTTGGCAGGGTTTTGCCATCTAACTTGGATATGGTCCTAGAACGTAAGGGACACTTCCTGTTCGGCGAATGGAAGCGAGACGGGGAAAAGATAAGCAAAGGCCAAGAAATCCTCTTAAAAGCCCTCTCAGGGCTTCCTAAGACCACGGTGTTAGTGGTTTCTGGCGATACAGACAACGGAATGCGTGTAGAGCGTTTCTGGAGGATTCTGCCGGACGGCAGCTACACTCAATCTGGCAAGGGATTAATCGAATTCAAAGACTACATAACCGAATGGTACCTAGTCGCTGACTTTGATTGATAAGTTAAAACACCCCCACTGTAAAGTTATTCTATGCTGCGCTGCAACATAGAGTTTTCTTTGGGGGATGGGAACGGTTATCGACGGCCTTTTCTAGCTGTCTTTTTAGACTTCCTGAACGCTGCTGCTGTCGGGGCACCCTTGCTACCAATAGCTCTCATGCGCTCACCAGAACCGCGCTTAATGCGTCTGCGCTTGGCATGAATGTTTGCGTATAAACCGTCACTCATCTGCACCCCCAACGACGTCTAGCTGCCTTGCCACGTACACCCTTCCAGCTCTTAGACCTTGCACAGAAAGACTTGTGTCTTGGTCCTGATTTGGTTGGGGCTTTAAGTTTACTGCCGGTAGCACGGTTGTATTTGCGTCTACCCTTGGCTGTTAAACCACCGCCAGCCTTGACAGAGAGCTTCTCACCCCTGCCTACAGATAGGTTAGTGTCTTTAGACAATTTTTACTCCCCTCTGTAACTGAGCTAAGTTCAACCCACCCGTGTACTGAAAGTGTGGGTACTCCTTAAACCGTTTCCAATCCCCTGCCCACTCTAAACCCTGTGCTTTCCCAAGTTTGCCAATCGTCTGCCAAACCTCATCCTTGACGTTCCAAGCTGGCTTACCATTGACAATAGGAACAACATCAACAGCGCAACGGTAATTATGGAAAGACTGACCAGCCTTTGCGTTGGTGACAATCCTTCCCGCAGTCGTTCTACCCTGCGCGTAAAGAGCGTTCTGGCTTTCATTGTCCCTATAAGTGCTAGTGACCAGTAAATCAATTCCCTCAGTCTTGGTAGAGGCTATAAAACGCTCTACACGTTCTTTAACCGCCGGTAGAAGGTCATCAAGACTGCGGCTGTTTATCATTTGTCAGCAGTAACCACACCAATCAAGCCAACAATGCCAAGGCCAGCAGAAATGATGGCTTCCTGAAGTTGTGGAGCCAATGGCACACCAATAGCTGTCAGAAACAGGATGGCACCACGCCATGTAGACGGTTCTTTTGCTCTAGCTAAGAAGTAATCTCTCATAGTCCTTCTCCGGGAGTAAAGTAGCACTCAGATGCAGCCTCACCAATAAAGGCAATGTACATCGGTGTTGCGTTACTGAACTGGTACGGTATCGTGAAAGCCTTAATAGACGCCGGAACAGAAACTAACGCATATTGAGGGCTGTTATTGGCTGGCAACGTAACAGTAACCGATGCGTTTGAGCTAACGACAAAGTAAACAGGTTCTCCAGCACCGCCAGTTGGCTGATGGTTAGCTACTAAAAGCTGATTGCAAGGACTATCAGCATAAATAGTAATGCGCTGACTAGCCGTCGTTACATTAGCTTTATACGTCTTACCCTGCGCTTGGAACGGTATGTTATTAGCCATTAGTACACCTTTTTACCGCCACCAGATGTCTTACTGATTTTGGTTGAATAATTGCCGTCTTCAAAACAGAAGACAGAACGATAGCCACCTTTAGGCATCGTGCCGGTTTCCCATTTGGGTTGACCGCCTTGCGTATTGTCAGATGGGTTTTGTGGGCGGGTTGGTTTAGACCACTTTTGTGACCAGTTCAGGTTATCGCCGCCTTGCGGAACACTACTCTTGCGTTCCAAATCCCTTGGGTCTTTCATCATTATTCCTTTCTTTCGTTTTTACCAAAAGGTAACTGAATATTACGAATATCGCTAGAGTTGATACCCGTTCCCACACTGGGTTCCACATTGTCCAACCACACATCACACTTGAGGCTATCAACGCCAAAATTGTAATCAAGCGGTCTGAGATGACTTTGAGCGCAATAGTAACGACTTGGATTCCGTCCATATTTATCCCCTAAATAAAAGAGATTCACAGTCTAATCCTTATCGTCCTCATCGTCCATACCAAAGCCAGAACCCCACTCATCATCCGACAGCTTGAGCTTAATTGCCTCTAGCTTTAATGCCCTATCCAGTACCTTTGTCTTGTCCGTAATGGATGCCATTGGGTCACTCATTACCGCAACCAGCATTTGAGCAATAGCGTTCTCAAGTTCTGGATTTATCCCCTTTTGTTTCTTAGCCATTACTGTCCTAATCCCAAATAATCTGTTGCTCCTCTGTAAGCCTTGTACCCACCAAAGCCAACCAAACCAACATACAAGACTGTTTTAACCCGTTTCTTAGCTTCGTCACTTGCGCCGTATTTTTGTTCAATATCCCTGATTTGAGACAGCATTTCTTGATATTTTGCTGGTTCAACAATTCCATCTTTTCTTAATTTATCAACAATTTTTTTGCTTTCAGTGAATACTTCTTCACCTTTAGCACCCTCAAATTTTTCAAGGAATTGTTGATAAGGAGCAGCAGCTTGCTTTCCAGACTCAACTTGTTTAGCCAGCTTTTCAGCAGACGTAATCTCAGTTCCCAAGGCTTGCTCAAGACGCCCACCTTTGCCAGCAGCCTTACCTAACATTGACTCCAAGCGTTGTTGTGCCTGACGAGACTGAACCACTTTATTAACAGCTTGACCAACTTCAGGAAACGCTTGAAATAAACCTTGGTTTTTAGCCGCAAACTCAGCAGTCTTTTCTGCGGTCATGCCTTCAATCTTTTCCCTAACATTAGATTTGACGCGATTAACTAACTCAGGGGTTTTGCCGCCAACCAAACGAATTAACTTGTTAGCTGACTCTCTGGTTCCGTCTAAGTAATAAGAAGTGACTTGTTGAGGCTTGCTAGAAAACAGAATTTCATCCTCTGTTTTTGCTACTTGCTCTGTCAAACCTTCTCCGCGACGTCCACCGGCAGCAACACGTTCAGCTTCTTTTCCGGTTTTGTAGGTTTGAATGTAACGACCAACATCAGGCTCATAAGCTGTCATTGCCTGTTCAATTCTGTTACCCGTTCCTGCCATACGAGTAGCATCTAAAGAACCAAAACCCGTGTCTTTACGCAAAATTGGGTCTTTAGCCCACCGACGTAAAAATTCAGCCTGATGAAGCGTTAAAGGCTCACGTTTGAATTTTTGAGCGATGTATCCCGGAATACTAGATTCTCTTAATTGCTCAACACGTAATTCATTAGATGACAAAGGAATCTTTTTCCCAATAATGTCATCAATGCGACCTTCTAATTCACCCCTAAATCTTCCCGGAACGTCAGCAATTTGCTGCTCAATATCAGAAACAATTTCTTTTAAAATTGGTGCGCTATCTGGATTAGTTGATAACGTATCGCCAGAAGCGGCACGACCTCTAGCTCTTTCAAAAGCAGGGTCTTTAATATCTCTAATGGCTTCTTTTGTTGTTGTTGCACGAATAGATTCAATATTCTTTTTGCCAGAATTTTGAATAAACTTTCCAAGGTTTTCGTCTGACTGACGGTTATTACTTAAACCTTTTAAAGAAGTTTCAGTTTCTTTCTTGGCGCTATCCAAATCTTTGGTTAATTTAGAACGAGTAGCGTATCTTGCTTCTGTAATGTCTTTGGCTGTAGAAACTTCTGACCGAGCAACTTTCTCAGCCTCATAACTTTTTTGAGTTAGAAACTGTCGAGCTTCGTCAGCTTCTTTAGTAACAACGTTTTTAAGAGCATCAATAGCTTCTTGAACAGACCTACCCTTTGCTCTCATTACAAGGTCATAGGCACCTTTACTAAGACTGCCAATGCCAGATAAAGCAGGAGTAATGATTGCTCCAGTAATAGCACCTGTTTTTGCCGCCTGTAACTTTCTCGGACCTATTTCCTCTACGGTTGGAGCTTCCTCCATAACAGAACCAGCCAACGCACCGCCAGCCGTGCCAGCTAATGTCCTAGATAAAATTTTAGGAATAGCAGGAAGTGCAGCGGTAATATCAAATGCTTTACCTAAAGGTACAGCTCCAAAACCTAAAGTTCCAATACCCTTGCCTAGTGTTCGTGCGCCAATAGTGCCGCCGGGAGCAATGTACTCAGGCTTGGACTCAACGCCTTTAACATACTCAGCAGCTTTGCGTTGCAACGGTTCATAAGGAATGGATTGAACCGCACCGGCAACTGGCAATGTTGCGCCTTTAAAAAACTCACCAACTTGCTCAAACTGAGATGGCTCTGCTTTAGAAGCAGGTGCTGATTTTTTAGACAAATAAGCATCAGGGTCAAAACCAGTTGAGGGTTCTGGTTCAGCTAAGTATTTATCAGGGTCAAAAGCCATTATTGAACTCCTAACCTTTTTTTAATTTGAGCTGACCTTGGGTCTTTAGGATTAGCATTTGCCCAATCTAACGCTTGCTTATCTTGTGGACTAATTTCTTTAGCGGGAGCAGAAGTATCACCGCCATAAGGAACGTATGGTTGTTGTTTAGACCTCTGCTGAATTTCAGGAATAGTTAATCCCATATCCTGCAAATTGTTGTACAGAACATTTCTACGCTGCTCTAATAAAGCGTTGTAAGTTTCTGGCTTGTAGTTAGTTGGGTCAAGAACAGGACCTACCATCTTCATATCTTGAACAGTCAAACGCTGACCACCTTTAGCTGCACGCTCAATAGCATACGTTTCTAACAACGCATCTTTTAAGAACAATGTTGTCTTGTCATTACCGGTAAGCTCTCTATTAACAGCAGTTTCAAAATCTTCAGCATTTGAAAGCGAGTTAATTTTTTGCAATAACGGAGCTAACTTAGAAGTCAGGCCAGTACGAATTTCAGGGTCACGTAATTGACGTTGCAGGTTCTCAATGCTTCTAACACCTTGTGTCATTACCATTGCTTCTTTGTCGTTCTTACGGTCTTCGTTAGTTCTTCTTCTTCCTTGTTCCTCAAGACGTTTATCAAGCAAATCTCTTTGCTGACTCAATGTCATCAATAACCGTTTCATCTGGTCCTCAGAACGGTCTTTAGCCATTTTTTCTGTGTGAGCAAATCTTGCTTCCATTGCGGCTTTTTGTTCTTCTAGTCTTTTTTCTACTATGCGTTCTTGAGAAGCTAAATGTTCGGTTTCTTTTAAATCTTTTTTAAGACTTTTAAGTAATTCAAGATAATTTCCAAGACCTTGTTTTTGTAACATTTGTTTTCCTACTTGACCGCCAAGTTTAGCCGCTGACTGATTAGCCAGAGCCATCGCTTCTTCACGGTTGTAAGCCATTGTCTTGTAAGCACGGTCAGCATCTTTGTAAGCATCATCAAGAATGGCTTTAGTTTTAGCCATATTTTTATCAAATGTTAATTTTTCTTTTTCCCACAAATCTTTACGGCCTTGCTGCCAACCCTTCATCATTCCTGTCATGGCGTTTAATGAACCCATTGCAGACATCTTTCCTTCGCCACCCATAGCAACACCAATCACGCCAACCAAACTAAACAAGGTAGCAAGACTTTGCATATTTTCTTGCGTAGGCTTAAATTCTGGATAAGGAAATTTTTCACGAACAAGTTCTAATCCTGCCTCAATATCTTGAGCTTGTTCACGGGTTTGACTTGCAATAAAAGCCTGAGACTCAGCCAAATATTGTTTTTCAGCTTGTTGAGCAAGTCCAATATCTTCGCTTAATTGATTTTGATGGCCTAAAACACGAGCTTCTTCAGCAGCAACATCTGAAGATTTTGGAAGAAGTTTTGCACGTTCTTCATACGTTGGAGCACCTGACATTCCCGGAATATTTCCAACTTCTCCTTTTAATCCGGCAAGAATAGGAGTTGGAGGAACCGAGTAAGTTTTACGTTGTTTAATTTCCGGTATTTCCGGTGTATTTGGGTCAGCCATTATTAACCTCTAGGTTGTGGTGAGCCATAGCCATAAGTGCCGCCACCAGCAATTTGAGCCAACTGCGTATAAAACTGTTGGCTAGATTGATTAAGCTGTTGGTCAAGCTGCATACCCGTTCTAATAGCACCCAAGGTAATTTGGTCGCCAATCTGAGAAACCTGTAAACCAAAGTTATACTGGTTTTGTAACAAGTTTTGACGCAACGCTTCTATCTGCGCTTGAGCTTGAGCTACGCCAACACCACCAGTTTTAGAAATGTTTTGGGCTGCTTGCGCTCTTGCTGCCTCAAGTGCTTGCTGTCCTTGCGGCGTTAGCTCTCCACTCTCAGCAGAACGCATGAGGTTTCTGCCTCGCTCTTGATACGGCAAACCTAAATTCTTTTGCTCTTGCGTAGCTTGTTGTATTTGTTTCGCTGCTTGTTGATTTTGTCTTCTACCAACCAGTGCGCCAGCACCAGCACCACCAATACGCAGAAGGTCATTAAGACTTAATCCTGTCGATGCTTTTAAATCTTTTAATGGGTCACCAATATACTTTTTAAGTAAAGAATCACTAGCTGGAGGTTGAGGCATTGGACTAATGCCAGCGGCTAACGCATCAGAGCCGACAAATCCTTGTTCATAAGGTTCATTTGCGTATGTACGTGCAGCAGCGGGAGCAACAACAGGAACATCGGGAACATTAGCATAACCACCTTGACCGGCATAATCATACGAAGGAACAGTTGTATAAGTTTCTGGAGCGACTTGATAATAGTCACTACTTGCATCTTTTCCGTAGACACCCGGAGTTGCCGCAGGTAAAGAATCGTAATAGCTATCACCAACGGTAGTATAGCCTCCACCTCCACCGTCATAGCCACTAACAACACCGCCAGTACCTGTCCAATCGTAAAACTCTAACAAGCCCGTATCAGGATTGACTGTTCCGGCACCGCCAGCTTCTTTCAATAAGCCAACTTCTTTTGGCGTTATGTGAGCTAACAAGGTGTCACCACCACGCCCTTTACCGGCAAGCATTGCAGCAATTGATTTTAAATCGCTGGTTTCTTGAATATCGGCCCGTAATAGCCGTGCTAGTTTTTTAGTCATTTCTATTCTCCTGCGTTACCCATATAACGTAATGATTCAAGATTCCATCCAGCCTTTTTACCTTCTTCATCTCTGCCAAATATCGGTGCGCCTACATCACCAATACGTAATGCTTGCGCTAACGCTGATGTTCCAACGGAACCTTGTCCTTGCGTAGTAGGAGCTGTTCTTGTTGTTCTTGTTGTTCTGGTTCCACCACCGCCACCTGAATCAAAATTCTTGTTTATTAACGATAATAAAATTGTATCTCTGCGTAATTGTTCTGGCGTTTTATCTTCTTTTGGAGGAGGAGCAATATTTTCTGGAGTAAATGAATTCGTTCCCAAAAGAGATAATTCTTCTCCTGATGTTGCTGACGTTGTCCCACCCGGCAAAGATTCTTTTTTTGTTGAGTATTGCTCAGGAAGTTGACCACCAACATCACGGGACGCAGTAGGGTCCCTTGGTCTAGCACCGGGGAGGTCTGGGGTAGATAAAACACTTAAACTTGCACCAATAGGTGCTTCTTTGGTGTATCCAGAACCTGTGGAAAATTGTTCAGTAAGTTTTTTTCCAGTATCTAATCCTGTAGCTTGTCCAGCTTGGCTGTAATTTAGAGCAGCCATTACTTGCTCCCCGCTTAATCCGGCGGTTTTTTTTGCTAATTCTGCTTTTGCTGCTGCTTGTGTTTGAATAGAAAAAACACCTTGAACCGCTTTGTTTAACGCTTGCTCATCAGAATATCCAGCTACTTTATATTGAGCGTATTCGCCAGCAGCTATACCAATAGACTTTGAATTTACATCTTCCATTTTTGGAGCAGCTACTGCTGCACCCCATTGGGCAAGGTCAGAAACAGCACCGCCAGCAAAACCAGCTAACGCAGCCCGTGAAGCATCTTGACCAGTAATAGCGGCTGCAACAGCTTGTCTTTCAGCATTAATAAATGCGCTTTTTACAGTCTGTTGAATTGCATCTGGAAACTCTTTAGCAATTGTTGCGTTTAAATCTTTTAATACAGTTGGAAGTATTGTATTAGACGCCGTACTAGCAATAACATTTCTAATAACATCTTCTGGTTTTGCTCCAGAAGCTAATTGAATAGCACCAGACGCTACAATTTTTTCTTGTCCACTTAATCCCGGATTAGCAGATACATACGTTGCCAAAGCAGCAGTTGCTACTTGTTTTACATCTCCTCCGTTGGCTGCCGTTACAGTCGCGGAAGATACAGCCGCCGCCATTGTTGTCGTAGTAATGCCAATAGATGTACCCATTGCAAGACCCGCAGGTCCAAGCGCATACGTCAATGCAATTGTCTCAAGCACTGGTAAGGGGTTTTGAATTATATTGGTAGCAACATCAACAACTTTATTAGTAACTTTTTCAACAACGCTTACAGCCGCTTGAGCAACTGAAGTAACAGCTTTTGTAACAGTTTTAACTGCCCCGCTAACTGCTCTTGCAACTGACTTGACTGCTTTAGCCATTAAAATTCTCCTATACCAATTAAACCCGGAGTTACACCGTCATCTAACATGGTTCCACTTGGTTCAATTTTTAAATCAATGCCAGCCATTTTTGCAGCTTTTATAATTTGAGGATTATCAATTTCAAAAATTGCTGTTTTAAATCCAGCCACTTTCATTGCTAATCTAAATTGTTTAAGGCTGTCGATAAAAACTCTTGGAGAATCAGCCGTTTCTAAAGCTAAAGAAATGCTTCCGTTTTTAAGATTGTTGTATATAAATAAACTGTTATTAGCCCTCATTATTCTAAAATTAGGGTCGTTATTAACTAATTGAGTTAATTTGTTGTAGGTCCTTGTAGCTAATTCTTTATCCCCGTCTGCTGAGTATTCCAAAATTTCAATCGGGTCCATACGCTCTGCTTTAGAACGTTGTTTATTGACCTGCTGCATTACAGGTTGGTTTTTTTGAAACTCGGAAACCTGATTTTTTTGGGGGGTGGGGAGCATTTTTTAATTGACCTCAGAAATTCCTAGGGCAGCAACAATTTGTTCATGAATGTACAAATGTGTAGCTATCCAATCATAGAAATCTGGCTCATTATTAAAGTCAACGTCCAACATATTGAACGGATTATTCAAATCTAAGAAGCCAGCAAACGCCTGATGTTCGACCTGATGGGCCAATAACCAGTCATCTAGATTTCCTGTATCAGCATCAATTAATGGGTAAACAGGCACCGAAATGCCAGCATCCATTAATATTTCTTGAAATAGCTTATGTTGCAGCCCGTTTTCAAACAAAAACTCACCTAGAGAATCATTATTCCCAAATTCAACAGTGGATAATGTTTCCATGTTCATTATTTGTCTGCCTTGTTCTCTAAGCGGTCAAATATCTTGCCTAACATTCCTTTAATCTCAGCAATGTCTGTCTTGTAATCATCTTTGCTTACATATATGTGCGGTATCTCACGAATATCGTCATCTATACGATTAAGCATCCGTGTAATGTTGTTTAGCGTCCAGCCACCGAAGAACGCAGCAACACCAACCACTAAATTAAACAAAGATTGTCCATCCATTTTTAAACAGCCGCAAAAATGTAGTAATTAGAGCCATCTGATTGCAAGGTAACGCTCTTGTATATCGTTGCTAACGTATACGTTAAGTTGCCATCAATAGTTTGTGAAGATGTCGTACTAACTGTTACCGCATTAGACGAACTATCAATCTTCTTAATCTGGTATTGCTGTCCGACCACCGTATTAGCCAACGGTAATACAACGCCAAACGGGGCAGCAGGATAATTGACCAGAATAGTTGCATTGTTGTTGTTGACCGCATACGCCGTATTCGTCCACGTAACAACATTGCTTAAATTGTTAATCCACGATAAAACAACGCTGGTCGCATTGGTCCAAGAAATATCGGTGCCAGCAGTGACCGTCACAACATTGGTCACCACGTTGCCTGTGCCGCCACCGCCACCACTAACGGTCACATTAGAGGCCGCTGTAATGCGTCCCTGCGCGTCAATTGTAATGGCGGCTACCTGAGTGGCACTTCCGTAGTTTCCTGCCGTTACAGCCGTGTTAGCAAGGTTGACAGTGACGTTAGCTGTTAGTGCCCCACCACCAGACAAACCTGTGCCAGCAAGAACATTGACTGTATTAGCTACAGCACCAGAAACATTCGCTACCGCTATATTGATAGCCGCATTAGCAGCAGTAGTTAGTCGGCCTTGAGCGTCAACTGTAAACGTGCCTACTTGTGTGGCAGAGCCATAAGCAGCAGCAGAAACGGCTGTATTGGCTAATGAAATTGTGCCGGTAGACGTTATAGGACCGCCAGTTAAACCTGTACCCGTACCAACCTGCGTAACCGTTCCTGTGCCGCCTGTAGTAATGCCAACGTTAGAAGCCGCTGTAATTCGACCTTGAGCATCAATCGTAATTTGAGCAACGGTTGTGTTGTTACCGTAAATTCCAGCAGTAACAGCCGTATTTGCTAAACTTATCGTTCCGCTGGTCGTAATTGGTCCACCGGTTAAGCCAGTTCCCGTACTAACTTGGGTTACCGTGCCTGTACCGTTACCTCCACCTCCACCGCCGCCAGCTACCTTTAGCATAATTGCTCCTTACAGACCGTCACCCGGCGTGATGTAAATTGTTGCAGTTCCACTAGCACTGATAGCTGTGAAATAAGCATTTGGCACAAATGTCAAAATTTCATCCGTACTCGGCAACAGAGGAAACGCTGTTTGTGAGCTTGTCACGACAACAGCATTGTTTGTAGCTTCTGCTGACGTACTTCCATAGCCTAAAAACACCGTTATTGTGCCTGTATTGCTG